CTATACGTCAACGCCGTACAGATTACCAATCTTGCCAGTCTCTACGCCTTTGCCATTAACAAAGTCAGTAGAAGTGTAGCGATCAATACCCATGATAGCGTTACGCAGTGAGGGTGGTACAACGAAGCTACGACCGTCCATAGGAACGTCTGCATCGTCCATCTTCTGAATCAGCGCACGGAACGCAGCGTCAGAGAATGCACCAATGTCAGCAGTACCGTCAGCGTCATACGCTTCAAGAGCACCAGAGGTAGTGTTGATCTGGAAAGAACCAGAGTTAACGTAGCTAGAACCATCGCCATCGCCGAAAGACTTAGCCAGTTCAAACAGATCGTTGTCAACCTGCTTGGCCAGACCGTAGCCAGCGTCACCAGTATAGAACTGACGCAGAGAAGCGAGAGCCTGTACTTCGGTGATGTCTTCAATCAGACGAGAGAACTCAAAGTGCTTGTTGATGTTAATCAGAACTTCTGACTCAACAGAGTTCTGGATAGTTACGGCAGTCTCTGCAACTTTAGCGTGAGCTGAACCACGAGTAGGCTTAGGGACGTGAATGGTGTCGCCCTTCTTGCCAGTCATGCTCATCTTCTTGATGAGGTTAGCCATTACAAGATTGCTCTTGTACGCAGCAATTACTTCGTCACTCCAGATTTCTGGGATAAACTTAGCGGCGCTAGTGTTGTCTACTGCTCCGCCCATATTGGGATATACTGATGTAGCCATGATAATACTTCCTTAAAGAGATTTAGTTTCTGACTCTCCCTTCTTGGTATGCTTGCATGATCTCGTCAGACAAAGACAAATACCTATCAGGGTCGGTCTGCATTAGTTTAATAATGTCTGAGCGTCTATAAACTTTACGACTTGCTGCTTCACCGCTGCCTTTAGCATTACCTGCTGAGGCGTTCTTAACTGCGGTTTTACGACTAGCCTTCTCATTAGCTACAGTCTGTCCTACTACCTGTTGACGTTCTTTCCACGTAGTGAAGAGTTCATCAGCAGCTTCAGCGTCATACTGTTGATCTGCTTGTACAAAAAGCTGTGTCCGAATCTTTGATCCCTTAATCCAATCAGCAAACTTACCATCTTGTAGAATCTCTTGCATGTCAGGATGACGTTGTTGCAATTGAGCCTGTGCTGTTTGCTTTTTGTACTGCTGAGTTTGTGCTTCAGCAGCTTTAATTGAAGGGTGATTCTTAATAGCTCTCTCGACTGCCTTGTCGGGATCAGAGAAAAAGTCTATGTCTTCTTCAGGTTCTTGGGTTGCTGGGGTGTTGGTGTCGAGTTGTGTCTGTATGTAGTTGTCTACTACTGACCGAAGTTCCCCTACCTCTGAGCTTTGACGACCTAAAAGCTTCTCAGCTTCTTGGTGCATCCTTACTATCTCTGCGGTAGACTTCCCTTGATACTTCTCAGGGATTTCATCTTCTTCTTGAGGAGTGTCCTCTACTTGAGGTTCCTCTTGAATTTGATTCACTTCTTCTTCTTGTTCAGTTTCAACGTCTTCAGGTGGACGCTCGTCTATTAGTGTTGCCATTATTAAACTCCGTGAGTATTCTCATTATGGAGGTGTATTATGCAGGGCTTCCTTAATTAGGAGTTGGCCTTGCGCTCTTGCTGTAGTTTCTGTGCTCTGTTTTTTTCCCACTGTCTAGTAGCACCCATAAAATCACCAGATAGCGGGTCTAACTTACTTCGCACAGCACTTACAATCTTTCTTGCAATCTTATCGCAGTCTAAACAAGGTATATGGGTACACTCTGAATCTGTGTAGCGTTCATTCGTGTGTCCATGTTCGCAGCGATACTCGTAGATAGCCCTCATTAGGCAGCTTCTTTTTCTACTACTTCTTCTTCCTCTTGCATTGCTTGTTCTTCTGCTAAGTCAATCTGAGCTTCTAGGTTTAGTAGGTTAGCTATGATAGAAAGTTGGCCTTTACGGAAGTGAAGGTCTTCATTATCTTTTGCAGCTTCTACTGAGTTGATAACCATCGCATTAGACTTAAGGTCTTCCATCAGCTGCTTCCAGCCGTCTGTTCCAAACATATCTCTAATGTTACGGTAATATAGCTCAAGTTCTTTGTCAAGCATACTGTTTCTCCTATTAGGACAGCGTTGTTTTAGTTAGTCTTACCTTGTTATTATAGCATAAAAGTATAAGAAAGTCAAGCTTTATTTGTTTTTTTACTTGACTTTTGTGTAGATTTGTTGTATATAGCGTCCCAGTTGCTGGCAAACTTCTTCTGGTCTGTCTTTCGCTGGGCACTTCCTTTACCACCGTGTGTTTGACCCTTCATCGTTTAACTGGTTTCTTCAATGTTACTTGTCGGCTAAGCTTTCTACAGCGTCGTGAGACTGGAGGCCGTCCCAGAACTCTCACCAGATGCCCTAATTATAGGCTTTGATAGCAGACGAGTCAATCACCGCTGTCTTTTTCTTAGGTGGCCGACCTACTTTATTACCGTATGTACCTTTACCGTATGGCATAGTATTCTCCTGTTGTGTTTATATGTACAGTGACAATGTGCATATATATGTACACTTAAACCACTTTTATGTACATATAAATGTTTACCACTTAGATTTATTGGCCCAATAAGCTGCTGACATCTTACCTTTAGCAATGTTCTTACCATGTCGTGCTTTAAAACTAGCACGTTTCTTTCTCATTGCTTCGGACTCTCCCGCTTTAGGCTTTCCTGCGGTCTTTGCCCCCTGTTCTCCAAACCTAATCGTCTTGATTTTGTCACCTTCTTTTGCCACGACAACATGGCTTTTTTTTGGGTGACTAGGGGTACGCTTCGGTTGATTAAATTTATCAACTCCAGCCCTAGCTAGTCTTGGGTCTGGTTTTTTTGCTGGCATTCTTAGTCTCCATTTGTTTCTCAAGCTGTGCAATCTTCTTAAATAGTGCCTCAAACTTTACGTTTACTTGAGCTACTACGTTTTCTAAGTCTTTATTGCTGACCATTAGGCATCATTCCTTGTGGTTGTGGTGCCCGTGGTACAGGGGCTGGAGCAGGCGCTGGAGCTGCTTGTTGAGCAACATTGCTTTCTTTTACAGCTACTTCTCTTTCTTTAAGTAGTTGCTTAGAGATTTCCAAACGCTTTTGAAACTCTTTATCGTCTGCATCACCCTTGTTTAGATTAGTAGTCACTGCTTTAATACGATCAATCTCTAGCTCTTGAGGAATAACTTGAGCTTCCATTGCCAGCTTCTGCGCTCTAGCTTGTGACTCAGCGGCTTGTCCTTGTAAGGCAGCAGTTTGTGACGACTGGAACTGCAACTGTGCTTGCTGTGCTTGCTGTGCGGCCTGTTGTGCTTCTGGATTAGGCTGGTTAGCCTGCTCAAGAGTAGCAATAAGCTCTTCACGGTTAGACAGGTTCATGTTGTCAATGATAGACATAACCAGCTTAGGATACATTGGCGTGTCTGGTGACATAGTTTGTAGCAGCTGAACAAGCTGTGTTACTTCGTACTCACGAGCAATAATACCTAGTGAGCTAGAAGTGTGGAACTTGTAGTCAGCGACTGGATACAGCTCAGGTTCAAACTGCATATAACGCCAAGCTGCCTTAGTCACAAAAGGAATAAGGAATGCTTCTTGGAAGTTGATTAGTGTACGCTTGTGGCGCTTGATGATAGCGCCTAGTGACATAGAAACACCAGCAGCAGTAGCATCGCCGTTGATAGAGCCAGAGATACCAGCACTGTCAATAGCGCCTGTAGCTGTCTGTACCATAGTCTGCAACGCCTGAGCCTGTGCAAAGGTAATCTGGTTAACATTACCAAAGTTGAAAGGCTGTAAAATCTCAGCAGGGTTGCCGTTGGTTAGAATGGTCTTACCGGGCTGTATAGAGGGCTTGGCACCACGAGGCATACGGGAAGCATCCATAGCCATCATTGGGTGTATAGTCAGTGCTAGAGCGTCAATACGAGCGCGTAGTTCTGTGTCTAACGCCTTTTGACTGTTGTAGCCTTTTTCACATACTCCTCGACCCCAGAAGCGGCTAGGAACGACATCCCATGGGAATGCTACGACAGGACGGTCTTCCATCATGTACGGGTTCTTAGATGCCTTTAGCAAGACACCGCCGTTAGCAATAACAACAACAGCCTCTACATAATAGGAATCGTCTTCTTCGTCACCAAGCTCTACAACTTCTTCTTCTGAGTCTGGTTCTTTCATTGACTTGTCTAGCAGGTGGCGAGGAACAAGGCCGTAGTATTTAGTCAGTCTAACTTTGTCATCTTCAAACTGAGTAAGCTCTTGGTCTGGTTCAATGTCAAAGTCTGTAGATGCCAGCTCTAACGGTACGTCACGGTACACACCGCTTTCCTGTAGCTGCTCTACTGAGTGAGCTGACACAAACTCATCTACTGCACAACCCAGCGCAGACTGGATGTCTGTAGCTACTGGATCAATTAGGAAGTTTTGTGGCATTACAGGGCGTAACTTGACGCATGTACGATCTTGTATGTTAACACCTACGGCTGTAAGCTCACCACCCATTACAGGCTGTGTAGCAGGCTTCATCTCTTTTTCTTCTTCAAGAACAATCTCAGCAATGCCTGTACCGAATACAGCAGCGTTGATTAGACACTCAGCCACTGACTTACGCACCATGTTCTTTTTAAAGTCTTGCTCTAGCGCGTTACGCAGCAAAGCAATGTCGTTAGGGTCTTGATCGTAGACATCATCTTTAATGTCAAACCACTTGCCACGGCCAAAGGTAGCTTCCTCTAGCTCTGCTACTGAAGACTCAACAGCCTGCTGTAGCGCAGGAGAGATAATCTTAGAGCGTTCAGTGTCTCGTGTGCGATCCTGTGGAGACCACTGACCACGCCAGAGACGGTAGTATTCTTCAAAGCGTTGTGAGTAGTTAGCTTCAAAGTGGTCACGCCATGAGTCACACTTTTCAATTACCCAGTTCTCTAGGTGCTGCTCTGTAGCGAAGTTGTCGTTGCCTTCTAGTTCCATAGTTAGTAGCCTGCGTATTTGTCTAGGAATTCGTAGTCCTCTTCCTCGTAGTCAAAAGCATAAGAGACCTTAGCTAACTGGTCTATATATGCAAGAGCATCTATCAAGTCATCGTGGACTAATTGGTTAGGGAACTGGAACAACTCGTCTAGGAACTGAGCATTCCACTTACCTTTGTTCAGTGTTAAGTTACCGTGTTCTAGGCGGCCTTGTAGTGCCCACACGATCCTATCTGTCTTCTTCTTGTTGCCGTGTGTTAGCTCTTCCACCCTAAAGAATGTCTGGTTCTTCTTCATTATATCGTTGAGGTAGGGGTGGACAGCGTTCTTTAACGCGCCCTTCTCAATACCTACTGCGACTGGTTGGTAGTCTCTGACTGCTTCAAAGATTCGTCTGGCAGTCTCTTCGACGCCCCAACGGCCATGTATGATATTAGCAACCCACCAGCCTTCGACGCCCGCTTTAACCACAGCAATTGCCGTCTGGTCAAGTCTTTTGGTTTTAGTAGTGACTTTTTGTACATCTGCAAATCCTGCCAAATCGACAGCAATGTAATAATTACCATCAGTAGGTTCTTCCTCACTAAATCTAACATCTTCTTCTTTAAAGAGTTCACTGCCGTGCGCCTCAAAGGATGCCATAAACTCCTGACGGAATGAGAAGGCTGACATAGAGCCTTTAGCTGCTTCAATCTCTTCAGGATCAAGTAACGGGTTATCGTAGCTAGTAAAGTGATACCCCTTGAACGTAGGGTCTTCAGATATACTA